AAAGGGCACGTGGTGGTCGCCTAAATTCGTCAAATACACCAACGATAAAGGTGAACACGTTAGAACTCAAGATATGCCTAACGGCCAGGAGACATTTGAAAAGGCCAAGTTATTCCAAACTCAATTCTTGGAAGGAACCATTCAACAAGATACCTTTGATCAACCAATCGACACCAATAATGATCTAGATGGTGACGCCGTAGCGTTCTAACAAATTCAGATTGAGGTTCTGAGGCAACTCTCACATGACGGGTGCACATGGCGACATGGTTATTCTTCCCTAACAATTATGGGTCCTCTTATCGGCTCCCTCCCAAATTGTATGGGCAAACTTTCCTCAGGTAAAAAACAAAGAGTAAAGATAACCGCACCCACTAATCCATACACAAGGAAACTAAATCATGGCAACGCCGGTCAATTATACTGAAATTGTTCATAGTATTGATGAACGATTGGCTAAAATTGAGAAGATGATTACTGCTATCTATAATGATGAAGAACCTCCATCAGCATCTCCAGTAATGCCGAGGAAATCATTTGATAGCAATAAGTCTAGAGATGAAATGACCGCTGAAGAAGAAGTCAAAGCCTATGGTCAACAAATACCCTACAATTTGTTAGATAATCCAGTTGAAGTGGCTGAGTTTCAGCAGTTTCTTTACGAGTGTAAGACCAAGTATCGCCAGAAACTATACGACAAAGAATTGGAAATGGTAGACTATGCGGATAAAGGTTTTGAAGACGTAAGATTGTCCAATCGGCACTTGGTTACGATGAAGAAAATATACCTCAAAGTAATGGGAAAGCAATGGCCATTTCACACTAAATCTGGTTATATGTATAAGCTTGATCCATATGCACCATATTGGGAATGGATTCAATGATCATATTAGGCGCTGGACTTAGCGGTTTGCTCGCCGCCAGGAGCTTACAACAATTCAAACCCATTATTGTGGAGAAACAATCATCACTTCCCAATAATCATAGCGCATTATTGCGTTTCCGTAGCAATGAAATAGCCCAGATTACTGGGCTTCCTTTCAAAGAAGTCAATGTCTATAAAGGTGTGTTGACTGAAAGTGGAATCATAACCAATACTCCAACAATACGAGATTTCAATGCCTATTCTATAAAGGTCACCGGACAAGTATCAGAGCGATCTATTATTAATCTAGCGCCATCGAAACGATACATTGCTCCTGGCGGGTTAATCTCTACATTGAGCGATAACCTAAACATTACTTACAATATGGATGCGAAAGATTTGGTCTATACGGCAGATGGGCCTATTATTTCTACAATACCTATGCCTGAACTAATGATTATGCTAGAGTATCCTCATGCTATTCCTTTCCAATATAAACCTATTTGGACTATCAATATAGAGTTGGCGAATGTCGATGTCTACCAAACGTTGTATGTTCCTTATATTGATAGCCATCCGTATCGAGTGAGTATTACTGGTAACAAAATGACTTTAGAGTTCGCTACAGAACCATTAGAGGATCATCAAGAATTAGTGGAATATTATATGGACTTGTTGTTGCCCAACTGGTATCACGCTAACGTTTATATCAAATCAAAAGCATTAAAGCTACAAAATTATGGCAAGATTATTCCGGTATCGGATGATAAACGGCAATCGTTTATGATGTGGGCTACTGATAATCATAATGTATATTCATTGGGGAGATATGCTACTTGGAGACAAATACTATTGGATGATTTGGTGAAAGATTTACGACTGATAACGAAATGGATTGTTCAGCGAAACAACTATGAACGCAGAAAGGAAACCGCACAATGAAAGTCACGGTAATATCCTGCACGCCAGAAGCCATAGAGTTGCTCATCTTTACCAAGAATACTCGACTCAATATGGGTCCGAAAGGAATGGCCGACATACGCTCCTGGCCGAGAGAAAAGAAGATGGAAGAATTAAAGTATATGTCAACTACAATTCCCAGTTCATGGGAGTTTGTAGACCTTACCTTTTGTATTGAAGGCGTATCGCGTGCCTTTACTCATCAATTGGTGAGGACAAGAACAGCTTCATTTGCCCAACAGGCTATGCGTATAGTTGATATGACTGGGTTCGATTATCACGTTGGACCATCTATTGAGAACAACGAAGCTGCCAAAGAATTATACGATGCAGAAATGATAGCGATTAGTGATTGTTACGGCGATCTAATAAAAGCTGGGGCGAAACCAGAAGATGCTCGTGGTGTATTGCCTACTGATATTCTCACCAATATCTGCATGAAGATGAATCTCAGGGCGTTTTCTGATCTAGTCAAGAAACGCTCTAGTCCACGAGTTCAAGATGAATACGCTCAAGTATTGAAGCTGATGGTAGAAGAAGTATTGAAAATATGGCCTTGGGCACTAACGTTTATCATGCCTAGACATAGTGATGCGTTCATTGCGTTGTCACGTTATTTCACTGTTCAACTGAACAAAGAAGTGAAAGAAACAGGTAAATCACAAAACGAAACTGAGGCTTGGGCAGCAATGAAATATCTGGATATACTTCGCCAGGAGTAATGAACATGTATGTAATAATAGCCGGCAATCCACTAGTTGGTTTCGATGTATATGGAACATTTCCAGATGAAAGGGCGGCAGAAGAATATGGTGAAATAAATCTAACGGAATATTGGATAATCGAACTAACGCCGCCGTTAGAGGAGAATGATGATGAGTAAAGAAGCCATCTCAATTAATTATCTGCAAGAAACCAAAACCAAGTATCTATCTGACAATGAATATCCCTATGAAGCATTTGTAGTTGGTAGCGATAAACAAAATAATATCGGTGCCAATATAGCCAAATTATTGAGAAAAAAACTATGGACTGTAACTGAATTTGAAAAGCAAAATTGGAGTCCATTTGCGTTAGCGGAACATGGTAATCATTTATCAACTATAGTATTGGCCAATGGTTATACTCATCTAGACTGGATTGAAAATCAACCCGACAAAGAAATCATAGAGTCAGTATTTGTCAACTTATCGGTATCAATGTTGGCCGCTAAACATTTCGTGCAAAATACGATCAATAATCCGTGGCCGAAATATATTGTATTTATTGGGTCTATGGCGTATAGATCAGTGCTTAATGGTTCGGCGCCATATTGCGCAGCTAAGGCTGGATTGGCTCATTTCGCTAGATGTATCGCTTACGAATTGGCACCCAAGAACTATAATGTATTCTGTATACATCCAAGTAATACTGAAGGAACTCCAATGACGGAAAAAACTATAGTTGATCTACAACGATACCGTAACTTAACCAGAGATGAAGCAGAACAATATTGGGGACACGGATTACCTAGACTTAACTGGCTACAATCAACTGATATTGCCGAACTAGTGGCTTTCCTAGTTAGCGGCAAAGCTGATTACTTGAGTGGAGGGAACATAGATCTTACTGGTGGACAAAGATAATGAACGCAATAGACAATATAGAACAAATGTTGTCCACATATCGTGAACGCAATGCGATATATGGCGACAACTATAAGGTAGCAGGCGTAATATTTAAGCAACTATTCAAAGATGGATTAGAAATCAAAACAATTGAGGATTACAACAGATTTGCTATTCTTATGCAAATCATTAACAAAATCATTAGATATAGTTTTAATTGGCAAACTGGTCATTGTGATAGTCTACATGATCTAGCAGTATATTCCGCAATACTAATGGAACTGGACCAGGAGTATATCAATGACGTTAAATGAACCTAATGATCTATCAAGTTTGTTCTATACTGCTATGCTTAGAACCATACCAGAGTATTCTCCTGGCCGCCAGGAGTTGCTCAAATTGAACATAGGACCAGGCTTTAAGCGTATCCAAAATACTATTGAGCTTGACTTGCCTGATTGGAATGCTAATACTGATGATATACCTTACGACGATGAAAGTGTAGGTGTGATATATTGTTTCGGTATGCTTGATCATATTAGCAACGTCCCTAATTTTATTGGTGAGTGTCAGCGCGTATTAGCGCCAGGAGGAACACTTAACATAAGTGTGGCTTTCTACAAGTCTAGTCTAGCCTGGGAGGATATATACCATAAGTCATGGTTTACGGAAACCACTTGGAAGAAATTGTTCGAAAAACAATATTGGTTGGCGGATAGTTTTGAATGGAAACTCAATATTGGTATCAACTTGATCATAGGTGTGGTGGAACGGAACTTGATCGTATTAACACAAATGATAAAAGGTGGTGACTGATGACTATCATTTTTCTCGATACAGAAACGACATCGCTCCTGGCGCCAGAAGCTGCTGAACTACAACATCAGCCATACATTGTAGAAATATACTGTATCAAAACGAATAAAGATTTGGAGACAATATCAATATTCCATACGTTGATAAAACCACCAATAAAAATACCCGATGAGGTAATTAAAATACATGGTATCAATGATGATAAAGTATCGGCTGAGAAACCATTTGCTGGTCAGTATAAGCAATTGGCCCGGTTCTTCACCGGCAGTGTATATATGATCGGACATAATCTTCAATTCGACAAAAGACTAATGATATATGAACTACAACGCATCAATAAACAGTTTCATTTCCCTTGGCCAATAAACAACGTGTGTACAGTTGAGGAAATACAAAAGCTGAAAGGACATCGCATGTCACTTGGAGATTTACACGAAGAATTATTTGGTATGCGGTTTGATGCTGCTCATTCGGCAGAAGCTGATACTCAGGCGTTATTGCGTGTCTATAAAGAAATGATACGTAAGGATTGGATGAAAGGACCAGCGCTATGATGGTTAATACAGATATACAAGAACGACATACTATAGTATGGATTCAATCTGATACGCAAGGCATATTGGTATCGTGGGAATGGAATGAAGCTACAATTAGTTGGCATGTTAGTATAGAAAAAACACCAGTTCATACAATGACGCCAGGAGAATATGAAGTATTATGGAGAGGGGAAGTAGCGCCATGACACATCATTTATTGAAAGGAAATGAAACGCTAGAAGAATGGTGGAAAAAGAATGGGCTCAATCATGATAAGGCTAGAGAACAACGTAGAGAAGTCTATATAAAACAACTAAAAGAAACCGCAGCAATAATGGATAGGTATAAGAATGAAAACCCAACTACAGATCAGAACTGAATATTCATTTCGTTGGGCTTATGGTCATGTTGGTAGAGTAACGTCCAGACTTAAAGAAATGGGTTGTCAAGCTGCGGCCATTACTGATCGTAACTCTACCTTTGGACATATACCGTGGGATAAACACTGCAAGACAGTGGGAATCAAGCCGTTATTTGGTTGCGAATTTGCATTTATTGAGGATGCTACAGTTAAAGAAAAGCGCCAGAAGTTGTTCTATTTGCCTATAGTGGCTAGAACCAATGCTGGATTGAGAGAAATATACGCAGCAATGGAAGAAGCCACTAGTCAGTTTCATTATGTGCCTCGCTTATCTTTTAACAAAGTAAATGATTTTTCTCAAGATGTAATAATATTGTCGGGGAACACAGGTCTAGGTCAAGGCTTTTGCGGAAAATTACCCGGCTACGTATCGGCTAGTCCGTCCACGCTCTACTCTTTATTATCAAATAATAATCTAGTGCCGGTATCTGACAACTATATGATTACTGTTAACGACAGATCAGCCTATGAAATATTGGCTGGTAAGAATAAAAATGATCGCCCATCACCAATGCATATCTTAGATGAATGGGAAATCAAAAACGAAATTGAACTAGAAGATGAATCGTTTCTCCTGGCGGATAGACTCGCTGAAGAATGTAATGCTACAATACAAATCGCCGACAACATCCGATATAGAACCAATCAGTCATTGTTGGAGTTGTGTATAGCTGGCGCCCAGGAGCGTGGACTGGAACTAAACCAAGTATATATTGATCGAATGAACTATGAACTAGAGCTGATCGAACATAAAGATTTCACGGACTACTTCTATGTAATACATGATATGGTTAGATATGCGAAAAGGAATATGATCGTTGGACCTGCTCGCGGTAGCTCTAGCGGTAGTCTTGTCTGTTATTTGTTGGGTATTACTGACATTGACCCTATACCTCATGATCTCATATTTGAGCGTTTTATTGATCTAACTAGATCTGATTTGCCTGATATAGATATTGACTTCCAAGACAATAAGCGCGAAATGGTATTTGAGTATATACAAAACAAATACGGGCAGGAGAATGTAGCTAGACTTGGAACTGTATTGAGGTATAAGCCCAAGTCAGCTATATCGGATGCTGCTAAAGCATTACAAATACCAGATTGGGAAACCAAATCCGTTAAAGATTCAATATTAAAACGATCCGGCGGTGATTCTCGTGCGACCTATTGTATAATGGATACGTTCTCAGAACTAGAGGTGGGACAAGCATTCCTCAAGAAATATCCTGCGATGAAGATTGCCGGTGATCTAGAGGGACACGCTCATTATACTGGTAAACATGCGGCCGCAGTCGTCATTACTGATAAGCCGCTAATCAATTACGTTTCTAAAGATATCAGAACCAATACCGTTCATCTAGACAAATTTGATATTGAGCATATCAATCTACTTAAGATAGATGCTCTCGGCCTCAAAACGTTATCCATTGTATCCGATTGTCTAGCGGCAATAGGTTGGACATATAATGATCTGCTTAAACATCCATTGGATGATGATGTAGCATTTCAAGTATTGCGGCGATTTGAATTCTGTGGTATATTTCAATATGAGGGACAGGCTTTACAGACATTGGCCAGAAGAGTTCATATTGATCGTTTCGATGATGTATCAGTATTAACAGCATTGGCCAGACCAGGAACATTTGCTTCTGGCGCGAGTAACGATTGGGTTCAACGACGAATGGGCCGCCAGGAGGTATCTCATATTCATCCAGTAACGGAAGCCATTACTGGTAGCACATATGGACTCATTGTCTACCAAGAACAAGTAATGAAAATAGTTAGAGAAGTCGGTCATCTATCTTGGGAAGATACGTCGCTCATCCGTAAGGCTATGAGTAAGTCACTCGGTGTAGAATACTTTGATCGTTATTGGATTAAATTTAGGGCTGGTGCTCTAGAACATGGTTTCGAAGAAGAAACTGCGAAGAAGATTTGGGATGCTATCAATACTATGGGGTCTTGGTGCTTTAATAAATCTCACGCTGTCGCTTATGGTATGCTTAGCTATTATTGTTGTATCCTTAAAGGACATTATCCGATTGAATTTGCTCTGGCATGCATACGCAATACCGGTGATGTTAACTCTATTAAACGGTATCTCAGAGAACTAGATCGCGCTGGATTTGCGGTTAAAAGTCACGATCCGATGCTTAGTGAGATAGGATGGTCCTATAAAGATAATCAATTCTTGGGCGGATTGACTAATATCAAAGGCATAGGGGCCAAGAAAGCCGCAAGAATACTCCTGGCGCCTCCCGGTAATAGACCATTCATGTTGCCTAATCCGATCGTTACTCCATACGACAATTTGTTTGAAGGCAGAACTAGGTTCGCTGATATAATGGCCAATCCTCGCAAATACAATATCATTCATCATAAAAGATCAGACTTAATCGACATCAGCGATGATTATGAGGGGCCAGTAGTATTCATTGCGAAGATGGTTCATCGAAACGAACGATCATTGAACGAAACTATGTTTTTAGTCCAACGCGATAATATCAAGGTGCCCAACGACAAATGGCTCAACGTCATATTGGAAGATGATACGGCAACGGTATATGCTACCGTTAGTCGGTTCAAGTATCCATCTATGGGAGTCACGTTGCTCAATAAACATAACTTGGGTGATTGGTTCATTGTGGGAGGCATGGTGCGCAATGGTCGCAGAGTATATATAGAGCGGTTTAAGTTTATCGGGGCGGCTAGCTAGATCCTATAGATTTACATAGGTTGCGCAATACTTGGCATAGTATTACTACCCGTTAAATAGGCTCTAGACGATAGCTCGGACGTAGGCTATTCTTTAACGGGTAGAGCGGGAGAAATAGAATGATTATTATTTGCGCTCAATGTAATAAATCGCATGTTACCAGTAGAACAAATGCTAAATTTTGCTCTGAAAACTGTAGAGTTTTATACCACTATCATCATTCTACCAAAATAAAGAATATCAAAAATACTAAACAGATCCAAAATTTTAGTTATGTAAATACTGCTGGACAAGCCATTCGCAAGCCTATGAGCGATCATGTTTATCATCCTCAAAATATTCTAAAGATGGATGATAGAACCAATTATTATAGAGGCAATGGCATATTTGGATATGATGATCATGAGGCTATCGGCATCGAAGATGAAAGCAGCATAGAATGAAATATGGAGATGAATGGAATAATGAGAACACTACAACCGCCCTAGAAACCGCTTTATCGAAAACGATAACGGAAACGAGAAAACAATGAAGTATGTGATACTTAACGGCAAATCAATTATTAAACCTGCATATATTGAGCCTGTGATCAAATATATTGTGGAAAATGAATTAAATCAATTTGGAATGCCAATTGATAACAATACAAAAACTTGGTTTGAAATTCCAATCATTAAACCACCAAGTGTTAAGCCGAAATTAAAACGCAAACGTTATTTGAAAGCCAATAAAGAAATACGACAAAATTTTGATATAATTAAACGATATCGGCGCTGCTATATTTGTAACAAAAGATTCAAAGTGCCGAATTTATCCGATAAAAAATACCACTATTGTTCAACATGTAAAGGATAAGCAATAAATGCAACCTGAACTATACTTCCATCAAAAAGAAGCACTAAATGTTGCATACGATAAAACTGCATTTGCTTGGTTCATGGAGATGGGGACCGGCAAATCAGCTATCATTATCCATGAAATCAGTCATCTGATTGAACGAGAAGAAATCAATTGTGCGATTATATTGGCTCCCAATAACGTTCACGTAAATTGGAAGTCAGAGTTTTTCATTCATTGTCCTAATATTGAGAAGATAGGAATACAGATTTGGCGATCAGGTCAAGACAAAGAAAAACGTGAAGCGGAAACCAAAGCCATTTTGAACTCTGGAAAAACACTGGTGTTCTTGATGAACATCGAAGCTATATCCACAACTACTGGCCGGGAGTATCTCAAACGAATACTTAGCGCCAGAAGAAAGGCTTATTTGGCTATAGATGAAAGCCATAAGATCAAAAATCCTACCGCCATCAGAACAAAATCAGCCATAGAGTTGAGCAAATTTGCCAAGATCAGACGTATCGCTACCGGAACAGAGGCAGAAGAAGGTATTGAAAATTTGTTCTCTCAATTTAAGTTTCTTGATCCGAACATTATCGGCACTAGATCATATACCGCATTTAAGGCTATGTTTTGTGTAATGGGTGGATTTGAGAATAGAGAGATCAAAGGATACCGAAACGAAACTATATTGGCCAAAAATATTGCACCTCATATTTATTCTAAGCGCAAGAAGGATTGTTTAGACTTGCCTGATAAAGTATATGTGAGACATGAAATATCGCCGACTATGGAGCAATTTAAATTATATCGGCAACTAGAAGAAGAATTGATAATTGAGTTGAAGAATGGAACCATCGTAGATGCAACAATGGCTGTGACTAGAATAATACGACTACAACAAATACTTTGTGGTCACTTGAATAGTTCTGAAAGAATTCAATCAGACGGTAAAACGCAATATTTATTGTCTAGACAACACGTCGAAACAATACCATCCAATAGAGCATCATACGTGGCTGAAATAGTCGATGAGGCCAGTAGCAAGGTGATTGTATTTTGTCGTTTCATTAAAGATGTAGAATTGGTGGTATTAGCTTTAGCCAATGCTGGTATTGGTTCTATTGGTATATCATCATTAGTTGATGGTAACAATCGTATGGCGGAAATAGATCGTTGGAGAAAAGAACCTCATTTGAAGGCTCTAGTAATGACCACTGCTACTGGCGGAATAGGACTAACGCTCAATGAAGCAACAACAACTATCTTTTACAGCAATAGTTGGTCGGCTACCGATAGAATTCAGGCAGAAGATCGCAACCATCGTATTGGTCAAAACGATAAAGTAACATATCATGATATGGTAGTGCCTAATACTGTAGATGATAAATTGTTGAGAGCACTGTTGAATAAGCAGAAAGATTCAATAGCGTTTCGTAATTTGACTGACGTCGTAAGATTTTTAGAGGAATAGCGGTATCGTTACTCGACGCGACCTAGGTATTTCTCTATAAGGATAGTTGCGCTTCCTCGCGCGTCCGACGCCTAGATCGCTTCTACTTCCGCAGCAGAGAGCTATTTACTTATGTAAATAGATGATCCTGCTCGGTATCGTAGAGGCGATCAACGAACTAAATGTATGCTGCGGAGCATAAGTTCGGGCCGGGTATGATTGGCGCGCGAGGAACAAACTACTCATATTCGATGGACGCGCGGGAAGCGCACTAACATTTAGTTGTTGGTGCGCTTTTCATTTGTATTACTTGACATCAGATGCGTTTCTCAATACCAATTGCTCTATTATCGGCTCTTTCACTGGCGCGAATTAATTCATCAAGTTTTAATTGAATTGCATTGGTGTCGCGATTTTGCGTGTGCTGTAATAAGAACACCATTAGAAACGTGATGATTGTTGTAGCGGTATTGATCACCAGTTGCCAAGTATCTGACCAATTAAATATTGGTCCGGATATTATCCATACAATAATAAGTATCAAGGCAATGCAAAAGGCAATGCCAGTCCCGGCCGCCGCAGAACCCCATTCGGCAATTTTAGAAAACAATTAAATTTTCTTTATCGGTAAAGGTTTGGTTTTTACCGGCATTCTAATGTAATTGATAACTATTGAACGTATTTTAGTGCAGGCACCACATGCCATTACTTTATCCTTTCCTGTTGCAATAAACACTTGCGCACGATTTCAGTGAGCAAAGCATTGCGTTGTTCAGCATTATTATTGATGAACCATACTACAAATCCAAGAAATATAATATTGATAATTACCAGTAATAAAAATGCTGGTGGTAATACGGAAATAAGTTTGTCGCTTATCCTGCCAATTAACCCATGTCTACCATTGCCATTCGTTTCGGACATTTACCAAATGCGTCCGCCAAATATAAGCAACAATATCACTATCAATACAACAATACCTATACCACCACCATAATAAGGCCCATATGGCGAGCTGTTATAATAACCTGAATGCCATCCCCATCCACCCATCAATATAAATATCACAAGTATAATTAGCAGTAACGTGACAATACTCATTCTTTTTGTTCCTCTGTTTTTGCTCCTGGCGGAGGCACTCTGCCCATTTCTATATTGGCCTGTTCAATCAGAGCATTAGCATTGGCCACAACTTCTTCAGGAATAGCGTGTAAATTAACTACAGGCGGGACTGTAGCGAGTGGGTCGGCAGGTAAGACATTGATTTCATCAGACACAGTGCTTCTCCTATTAGAGTATTTGTCCACCAGTTCCAACTGTTCCTGCTACGCTGCCTGGTAGCGTAGCCCCTCCATTGCTTGTGGTAATAATGCCATTAAGAAATGCATTGTATTTTGCTCCAGTGACAGTTCCAGATGTAGGCCAGGTCGTTGCATTCACTTGCCCTACCGCTCCTGCTTGTATTATTGCTGAAGAATAATTTGGAGAACCAGTGAATGTAGTTGTTACGCTGACTAATGTAATACTAGCTCCAGATGCTGAAGAAATCATATTTGGTGCTGAACCATAAACACTCAATGTAGTTAGTGTGGTATTGAACGGATATATTACGGCACCATTATCTGCCACCATTTGTCCATGTGAACATGGACCAAGTGCAACAGCATCGTAATAAATTACAGCACTTCTACTGGCATATAAGCCATAACCAAGAGTCTTGTAATCTTGTCCAGTGCTAATGCCTGTGCCTTCTACTGAAAGCCCTTGAGCAACAACTACTAAACTTTGAGTTGCTTGGATTGCAGGGCCATCAGTATTCTTTACGATATAGTTTCTGGGGTTAAGTTTATCACCAGTAATCATCCACATTCCGTTAATGGGAATTGAGAAAATAACCTGCGCATAAGTCCCCGCAGTTTTCAATTGAAGATTGACAGTAAAGCCTGCCGGATCAATATGCGATGTTATCCAATTGACTGCGAATTGTAATGTTCGCCAAGGCAAACCAACCGCACCAGTTCCAGTAGTATCATTACCAGCAATATCAATATAGTAATTAGTGTTAGCAGTAAGCACAGTTTTGAACTTACCGCTAATCGCATCGCGCAACGTATTGGGATTAGTATCTATTGGGGTTTGTCCACCCCAAGCCAATACGCTGGCGATCTGACCATACAGGTAGTTATCTTTTTGATCATTCCACTGCTGAACAGAATTGAATTGTTCAATAGTAGGTGGCGCTTGACCAATATAAGACCAACCAGCGGCAGCTTGAGTATCACTAGGGTCTTGTAGAGTGCCGCTTGAAGCCCACCATTTCGTAAAACGATTAAACCAATTAGCTGGCATTCAACTATTCCTTACACAGATACCGGGCCAGGAGCAATTGCCCATTTACGTCTAGGATATTTGCTATTAGCTACAACATTCTTTTGCATTTGCTCAAGTATCCAAGCGTAACTGTCATCTGCTCCTGGCGCGCCAGCAGCACTCAACAATGCTAATGCTCCCATAATATAGCTGGGATAAGTCAAATCTAGTGTAGTTGGAAATGCATTGGCATCAGTATATTTAACTTTAGTAGATTGAAATTGTTCATTGAGTTGCCATGCTTCCAACCAATCATCAGCATAAGGCCCAGATGATGTTCCTCTTATCACCATAGTATACAATGTTGGCACTGCACGAACCCATCCTGATATTCCATTTGTTCTTGCCATTATATCTTTGGCTTTCCAATTCATGATTGGGCGCCAATCTTCATGGCCAGCACAAACAATCCAACCTAATACTGCCGAAAGAAAATCTTCCATCCAAATTGATACGTAGCCATTAGCAGGAATAGGTGGCGATGCCGGTGCACCATTGCCATCACTAACTATGTTGAAGTTACTAGCTGGTGGAGTAGTGCTACCAACCCATCGCGTCATAAACCATTCACGTTCTTGATCTAACAACGTTTTGAAGTATTCACTCGGCATAAGCCAGGACGGCACTTCTACTGGTGTCATCGTAGCATTTTGTGCTAATGCGCGTAATGCCCATGCTACTGCTCTTACTGCATGGCCAAGGTTCCAGTTTTGTCTAGCGTTAGGCGGCACACAAATAGTGTTATATGTCGTATAGAATTGCATTTCTTCTAGGGCATATGGATCTCCTGTCAATGCAAATGACAAGAAAGCAAATGATCCTTCATGCGAATCATCTAATGTTATTGGACTGGTCGGATTTTTAATCAACGGATCGCCAGTAGAACCATACATAGTTGCTTGCGGATATTCGTTGACATCTAATGGTGCGTTAGTTTTCTCATCGCGAAAATGCCAAGGTATAGTGCCGGATGCCTCTAGTTGTGCCTGAACTGATGCCCATGCGGTTTGAGTTCTTTGACAGAGATATTCGGCTTGTGCTTCAGTAAACAAGCCAATTTCATCACGCTCGCCAGTGCTGGGTATGTATGGTGTAATGCCAGCTAGGTCCATTGGCTTAGTATAAGTTCGTGGCACCGACAAAGGTATCTTATCACCAAATAATTCTTCACTATAGCAAGGCAATATATCACCCATCAAATCATCCACTGAATAGATAATGGGACGTGGCGCGGATTGCCAACGCCATCTTGCATTCCAATAATGACAGGGCGCAGCAATATTAGCAACCTCCTGGCCGCCTCTTTTGATCTTGACTGTATAATCTAGCATATTAAATGGCGTAGGGTTGCCAAATACTCCGCCTAATTCAAATACTACTTCTTCACGGTGACCATTAGCATCGGGACGGAACATCACTCTAAATCCTGGCAATTCAGGATGTATGGTTAGCATACACATCTGAACGAAATGACCACCAGGTTCTACATAATCACCTAAATCAATGCCAATACTTTCATCGAACAAATAAACTTTGCCTTGATAAGTTAATTCAACAGTCAAAGTTTCCGCTGCTGGTATTGGCGGTGGTGTGGGTTCTGGTGGTATTGGTATAGTATCAACTACAACTAATCCTGATGTATCTAGCGAAATCACCATAGATGAATCTATGGTTCCAGTAACCGAAATAGTGATGTTGTTGATGATAGGATCGCTCATGCTAACTCCTGGCCAGGAGGAATAATTTCACCATTGGTTCGATGGCGAATACTATCAGTGTCATAACGTTGACATTGTTGCTGTATATCATTCACCAATGGAGCAACTAACTTATATGGACCCTCTGCCAAATAGGTTAATACTGCATTCCATTGTTGAGCAGTCATTACCACTTCAATCATAGTATTGTTATCTATCATCTGACCCTCAAGCTGTTGTAGTATCTAACACAAGACCGTAACTTGCCAAAGCATTTAGCAAAGAGGCCAATGCGGCATTGCTACCCTTAGCACCAATTACTGTTGGTTTTGTTATAGCAGGGACACCATTGAAACCAAGTCTGCCCGTTGTGTTACCTAACAGTATTGATGTTGCTGCTGTTGGCGCAATGGTAACAGCATTAGCAGATACTCCTGTGCCCAATGTAAGAGTGCAACCTGATGGCGGTGGAGTTAGTATTTGATAGGTTGGACCAGTTCCAGTATAACCACTACCAGCATTAGTCATTGTTACACCAGTTATTGCTCCTTGTGTTAATCCTGATGTTCCTACAGTTAATGTTGCTGTTGCTTGAACACCAGCAGGATTAGGTGAATTTTGCACCAGAATACCAGCACTAGACCCATAGTTACCCGGCGCGCCAAATAAAACATAAGCGCGATTTTGATAATAATGATAACCAGCAGGCGTTGGTGTTCCACTAATAACTGGAACTCCAGCAGTAACTCCACCACCACTTAGACCAATTTGAAGCAAGCCATTATATCCACCAGTTGCTTCTGTCCAAGTAGCAACTGGATTGGTGGGTGCGGCGCCAACATATTTAGCAGGAGAATCATTAGTAACAGTCAATACAGCGCCAATTGCACTAACAGTAGCAACTGTCCATGATCCGCCATTGGGATCATAAATGATATCTTCTGGCCAGTAGCCAGCACCACCATTAACAACAGTTGCAGTAGTAATCAACATGGTTCCAGGCATCGCATCTAACACTACACCTGTTCCGCTAGTGCCTAGAAAACCACATATACCCGGATCGTGTATTTGACCACCACGGGCCAGGAGTATATTGCGGGATACAGTAGAACCACCTTCACGACTATGAACTGTTAATGGAGATGCTGGGCTATTATCAGTTGGTGCGATGCTACTTGGATCGAAACTAATTTGTTGTGGCCAAAGAATACGATCATTAGGACCGGAATATCTAACCCGTTGCGGCCCTGGAATTAGAGGATTGCTACTGTTCTGCCAGTCAATGAACTTACAATTTACAACCGAAACATGATCTTCAGAGGTAGGATCAATGGCAATCCAATTCGTTGCAGTTCCAATTGCTTGAATAGTTAAGTTTGAAAGTTTCCAGTCTATAACGTTAGCACGAACACGAACTTGAGGATCATTTTCATTAGGCCCACCACCAACAATATTGCCTCCGCCAGTAATGATACCTCGTGAATGACTGCCAATAGTAATTGATGGTTGCGGAGTATTACCACCAAGCGCCGATAATCCAATACCAGATATTTGTGGACCAATCATGCGTGCATAGGTAATAGTGCCTTGGCCTAGCTTGGGTAGAATAGTAGCATATGGCGCATCTACATTTTCAAGTAATACAGGATATTCTTGTCCACCAACGTAAATATCTGCAAGATTTACCCAAGATGGAGAGTTCCACGTCCAAAAGCCAACAGTGCCTGATCCTAATGTATTAATTAAACGTGATTCATAACCACCACGTATAACAGTAATCCAGCAATTACTAATAATCCATCCGTAGTGATGTCCGGTAGCGATACTGTCTACAAAAGCACAACCATCAACTCTATCGTGTAAATAGAAACCACGCCCTGGCAAATAATTGATTTGCGTAGCTGTATATGGCGTATAGACAGGCGCTAATGTTGCACCTGTTCCAAGACCAGTAGCATTTAATCCTTGACTGCCTTGTGGATCACGCGACATTATCTTTGTCCATGTAGTTGCTGGAGGGGTTTTATAACAACCTCCACGCCAAACCAACGGACTGATTTCAGTAACCGAACCATTAGCACCAACAGCATTTATGATCACTAGATTACCAGTTTCATCATGCAATAGATCACCAGCACAATACTTGCTACCACCAGCAGCAATAGCACAATCAGTAGCGATATTCCAAGTCATTGTTGCAGTGACGATGCCAGCAGTGCAATCAGCGGCAGCACGCAAATTACTAAATGCTGTGCCGTTACCATTTCCTGATATATCAAATCCATTTACGCAATCAGAATATACATGATTCATTCTATGACCGCCTGATGTTCCATGAACACCAACATAAAAGCCTAGAATATAAATGTGATCTAATTCCATTGCCCCTTGGTTAAACCAAATACCAATAGATCTAAAGTTACTGCCGAAACTAATTGGCGAACCAGCAGTAATTTGATTATTGATATTGCCCCAAAATGTAACTTGCGTTGCGGTTACTGTAGTAACCCGCATTGATTCTCCCAGACCAAAACCAGTAGCATACATACCTACAGTTATGCCTGTAGTAGCTGTGAATGTTAAAGTATTTCCAGAGGCAGCAGTAGCACTAGTATTCAAAACAATTGGATTAGCAATTACTCCATTTTCTGACCATGCTCTATCAAGATATTTGGCATAGGTTTGACCATTTGGCATTGAGTTAGGCAGACCAGCACGAATAATACAAAGCTGCGATAGTTTAGTAAAAGCATTCATGCGTATATAACATGATGGATGTAATACCATCCCACCAGTAAAAGATGGAGCAGCACCAGCGCGACCAGATGTCCAATAAGGCTGCTGGCCGCGAATATGGGTGAATGCTTGAATAAGACAAGGCGCATTCTGGGTGATTCCAAAGTAGTAAAAACGATCACCTGCAACAACTAATTCAAGAGCAGTATTGATGGATGTTGTAGCTGTTTGAAGGACCGCCAAGGTAAACGTATTATCAGTAGCAACTGGATTAAAACAAACAGCATCACCTATGCTAATGCCAAGCGCGCCCACTGGATTATTAACTGTTACGGTAGTGGTAGTTACCGCAGAAACTATAGTTCCAAACGGCAAGGAAGGATGATGTGCCCACCAACCAACTTGAATACCAGTGGTATCAGAAAAGATTATTCCGGTATCACCACTGTTATTTGCTGCTGTAGTTAAGTAAGGCAAGGGCATAATATAGTCACCCTTCATACCTGCTTGTTCCATTGTTAAACATTTTCCAACTCCATCACGGCGCAACTGTCCACCTTGCGTTGCTGCCAAATAAAAACCACCATCAGGATCGGACGCATTAAAAGTAATTGTAGCGCCAGAAGCAACAATAGCAGTAGTATTTTTACTGATTGTTATTGAGACATTCGGCACAATACGAATAATAAACGTGTGCGGAGGGATACCTGTAGCAGTAACAAGCTGTCCGACTACCAATGTGGATGTATTAGCAATTGATAATATCGCTGATCCGGAATTGGTTTGTGCGGATGTAGTTTTGGTTATTGCGGGTATGTAAGTAAAATCACCACCACCTCCATCTCCTGGCGCGTAGTAACCTTGACAAGTAACCGCGAATGGTAAGGTAGAAGTTGTATAGTTAAATGCAACCATAGCAGCAACAGTAGTAAACACCATTGATGGAGTAGCTGTCCTGCCGCTACCATCAGATATTGTTGGGGGAGGATTGAACGTTACTGGTCCTGTTATTGCGCCTCCAGATAAAGGCAAAAATGGTCCTTGTCCACTTACTGTTGAATTAAGTTGTTGTAGAGTGACGGCATGTAGATTTTGTGTAGCATTGCCAGACAATGTTAGTGGACCAGTAAGTGTTCCACCAGCAATAGGTAGAAATGGTCCTTGACCACTAACTGTTGCATTAAGTTGCTGAAGAGTAACGGGCTGTAATGGAAAGGCAGCATTACCATATAGTGTTAGCGGACCAGTAAGTGTTCCTCCAGAAAGTGGAAGATACGGTCCGCCAAAAGTAGTTACATAATTTTGTAATGCTTCTATCTCATCTTTCGCGTGTTGGAAATTTTGCCTAACAGATGAAGTATAAGCTTGACCATAGGTAGGTTTGGACGGATCAATATTAGACATTGGCTGTCCTCCTTACGGTATCGCCGGAACATTTGATTCCGGCCGACGCGCCAGTATTCCTACGTTGAAACCAAAGTAAATACCTTGGTTTTGGAAACCAAATGTATGAGCAGAATTAACTAACTCAGGCCATATTCTAACTCCTGCTGCTCTGGGTATTATCTTATCAATGATAACAAATCGTGGATCGGCAGTAGTAATGGTCATATCATTGATTAATAGTGATGCTTCCGCATCCATCATATCCATTACTGTAGTGCCAGTAACACCTAACGCAAAATTCACTATAGTGATGATATCGTTCGCAGTTCCATGTGCATTGTTTAGAGCGATCTTGTTTAATATTGCTTGACGATACTCTACATCTCCCATTGTGCGACTAGTCGCATATGGTTCTCTATCATGTCTAATTCTTGCTTGATTGAAGCCTTTACCTGCTGGCTGCGAAATGAAACCAAAGAATGGTATGAATACTGAATTGTCTAACTCACGATCAATACCAACAATGTTTCCTACACCATCTAACTGAACGCCTTCGGATGTTAAAATACCACGTTTAGTTAGCAAATCATATTGCGTTTGATCGAGTAAATCTAATGGTGGGTAAAATGCTTTGACGTAACTTTCTGTATATTGTTTCCCTACATGTTGCGCAAGAAAATGCGACCAAGCAACTTCACTATGGATATGAGGAAAACCAAACGGAATAATAGCATCTTGTGCTGTGCCAATAGGACTAATGCCTATGGCGAGTTGGCCAATGATTCCTGTAGTAGTATTTGACATTATGCTGTTGTCGTATCTGTTACTAGACCATAGTTAACTAAAGCTGCAATAACAGAAGTCAATGCAGCATTGGAACCTTTAGCGCCAGTCAAAGTTGGTTTAGCAATAGGCGTAGCTGCATTAAACCCAAGCTTGGCTGTAGCTGTTCCTCCTATCATAATACCTTGGGTTGGATCAATTAGGCTTATAGTTCCATATGTTCCTGTTGGTCTAGCAATCATAAGAAACGAATTAGCAGCAGTGCCTGCTCCACCATCTTGAATTTGTAATAATGATCCATTCTGAGAATTCATGTTAACACCGCCAGTGCCTAGGGCACGCAATACAAGATTGGCTGGGGTTCCCGTTCCCGTTAAAGTAATAGTAACAGCGCCTCCTGATCCATTAATTTGAATATAATTAGCATTGCCTTGTGGTCCAATATTAACAATACCACCAATATTTACATTGCCTTGAACAGTTAAAGCGGCACCAACAAATGTATTAGTATAATTAGCAGTATGAGTAATTGTTCCTGAATAAGTGTGATTACCAGCAAACGTTCCAGTAAAAGTTCCGCCACCAGATAATGTTAATGCTCCAGTGTAAGTTTTAGCACCAGCGTAAGTGCCTGTAAATGTTCCACCAGAAATAACAGTGGACGTTCCTGAAAAAGTAACATTCCCAGAATAAGTATGATTGCCTGTATATGTTCCAGTAAAGGCCCCGCCAACTAAATTCAAAGAACCAGTAAGAGTTCCTCCAGATAGTAGTAAATATTGACCAGGAGCAATAATGGGATCATTATTGTCTAGCTTTCTAGCCCACCAACTATTCCATTCATCAGGAGTTGGTATAGTTCCATTTATCCAACCGGGATCAGCAGACATTTTACTTATCCTACAGAGATGACACCGTTACAGAAATCCTAACCAAATCAAAACGAGCAAGTTCACGAACAGCAATAGAAACATTGCTAGAACTAAAATCGCCAGGAGCAGGAGTTGTAGTTGCGTCAGGTTCAATTGCGACTGTAATTGATATATTGCCCACTCCAGATACTGCTTGATATATTGGACCATAGAACCTTTGAATGATTATATCTGTTCCGACACCAAATAGATTTCCAGTATCAACTATAATTTGTTGAACAACTTGAATACCATTAGGCGGAAACACTTCTTCATTATACAACGAAAGAATACAATTCACCCATACATATACTGGTTCTGGCCGACTGAAACTTATCGGATGATTATAACCAGAAGCATCAACCACATTAGCTGTAGTATCACCATACGTATCAATGCCTGCCGCTTTAAGACGAAATATCTCATTGCATATTTGTTGCGGATCACCACCAAATGCTACCACTTCTATACTATGCGGTGAACGACCATCAGCATCAATAGTATCGCTTACATTTTCATATACTTGAACAGTTTGTAAACCTAAGATATTCTGTTCTAGATTAGCTTGAATAGCAGGCAAAGTAGCAGCGCCCAGAGTATATACACCACTATTATATCTAAGACGCAATTCATCATCGGTTTCCTGATTTCGCCCAATTTGTCCATCAACTAGATTATCTACCGTATTCCAACCATTAATTACCGTAATGATTTGGGTAAGAGTATGAGCGCCAACTTCTATTGGTCCATAGTTTATCGCTTGAGCAACAGCTATGGTTCCTTGCTTAAAGATAGAAATACCAGTAGAAACCATTACCGCAAATGGAACATTAGTAACTGTATAAATCCGTATATGATTAGCATCTAATTCAATGACGTTACGCGAAGCAATCAGCAACGCTTCAAGCTGATTAGCAATCGAAACATTAGTATCTCCAGTTACAGCAGTGTAGCGATAATAAATGGTATCAAGTCTGACATAATATTCTTGCCCAATAGTCGCTGTATCTACGCTTACCGTAATATCGCCCGCCGCGTTTCTACTAATCGTCGTGGAGAATATTGTATTAAAGTCTTCTCCGCTTATGTTCGATCTAACCACAGAATTAACTGGAACAACTGTGCCCTCTATTCCATACAATACAATCCAGGCGAGAGATTGTTGTGCGAACAATCTTCTAACGCCAGAGAAACTAACTGCGTGATCAAGATTAACGCCATAAGCAGATATAGGATACATGGCATGATATACTGCCTCAGCCAATTCCCATACTGTTGCTTCCCGTTCCGCAAATACATCAATAAATTGACCAGTAATTGAGTCTGGTCGCGTTTCAAAAATAAGTCCAGTACTAGTCTGTAAACTAGTAATGATAGCTTGCCTTATTTCCGGCAACCGCATACGTGAAAAGCCAGAAGGCAATACACCATAGTCAAGAGGATTAGGAATAATATCAGACATGCATAGTATCCAATATCACTGAGTCTTTTATCGGTCCATAATCAGTATTGGCGGCAAAGTTAACTGTCAATGTTCTCCTGGCGCGGTCCCAGGTCATATTGAAACTGGTTATCAAAGTAACGTGAGGAACGTCGAGTATATGGAAACGAAATATGGTTTCGATGCTAGGCATATGTGGGTTCTTGACTAGAATATCCTCCAAGTAAGGCACGCCAAAAGTAACATCGAGAAACCATTCTCCCAAGAACGCCAGAAGATTGATCTTCACTTCTTGCGCAACTTTATCCGCACCGTTGATTGTCCAAATAGCATGCTTAGGAGGCACTACTCCTGGCGCGGAAACCACCGGAAACAGCATGTCGTGATCTAGTCTCGACAATGCTAGATCATAAGTGCCTTGCGATCCACTCATACTGGCGTTCCAGAAGTTGCAATGCCAGATTGAACTCCAGTGTGTCTATGCGCCTCTAGCGCAAATAAATGCCCACCAGCATCAACGCGAATAGTATCAGCTTGTAGCTTTAGTGACTTAGCTTGAATAATGATATTACCATCAGAATCAATAGATATAAAACCATTATTGTTACCAAGGCGGATATTATTATCAGGAGTAATACGAACCTCGGTTTCATTGAAACGTAACACTACATCAGTAGGGTCAGCAGATATACCAGTGGGGGCGCAACCAGGAATAGCGATACAGTCGCTAATATCAAATTGACGAGGATCATCAGGCATATCTTTGTTACCAGATTTCCATCCTTCAAGTGATCGTTGTTGGAATACAAGCATTACTCCATCACCAGGTTTAATTGGCATAGTGAGTCCTGATTTTCCACCACTACTAGTTGTCCATATAAGAGGCGCTTCGACAACGTTAGGTGGAGGTAATGATTCACCACTAGCAAGCGCCTTAGGCAAATCAGGAAGCACAACAGCACGATTAGTTTCAGCATTATATGAAACTATAGTTCCTGGCATCTGAGTGTATATTTCAGATAATTTTGTTTCCAGTATATCTTGCAACATACTAACTGCTCGTTCAAACATCTAGGTTCACCATTTGATTATCCAAATCTTCTTCCTCAATTATATCGCCAGGAGAAACGTTTTCATGATCTCCGCCACCAGAACCTCTAGCTGCTTTGCCTCCTTTGGTGGATTTCTTTTTGCCGAGCGGTTTCGCAGGATCAACTAACTTCAATTCTGTTTGCCAATCGCCATCCCAATTATCACCAGTATGCGTTAATTCTTCAATACGAAAGATACCTTCTACAGCACGCGATTTTAACAATACTCTATCGCCAGGATTAAGCATGGGCATCAACAGCGTTTTTACTTTCCATCCATTCCAATCCTTTTCTACTGCTTTACCATCACCTTTCTTCTTAGGTTTGGTTTCAGATTTTGTTTCTCTTTCGCGTTCAGCATAACCTATCATACCAGAATCAGCATCAATTTGAATGCCTTGTCTAGTAGTAACCATGCCCTTTTCTATAACCTGTAAATTACCATTTTGAATTGACCATTCAAGTTTGGTTCCTTTGGTAACTTTATCAAGTAGACTCCTGGCCGAGCCGTGGTGAGATAGACCATTTTGCCATTGACGTTCTGGAGCATTACTTGCCAATGTTAACGGCAACCCCATCTTACCGGCCACATCATTAAGAATTTGAGTTGATTTGACGCCCTTTCCATAGCTAAGAGAAACAACCGAGTCACGTATCTCTTGGGCGCCATCACCGAGTTCAAATTCGGTAACCACATTGGGTCCATCAAACTTAGTCCAGGCATAGGTTACTCCACCAGAAAATATCATTAACGGGCCAGCATCTTCGGCATATCCAGCATACAGTAAACAGTGCGTATCAGGTTGCTCTAGTTGTTTCCTTGTAGTGCTAAGCAAGTTCCATACTTGTATTTTATTCGTATTGGGGTTTTTATCAGCAGTCTTTTGAATACTGAAATTGATTCGCAATCCAGTAATTTCCACTCCTGCCTTACCTTTACCAATCAACAAACGATATACCCTATCAAATAACATTTAGCGCCAACAATTCAGCATAAGGAATGTAGACCATTTCAAATACTTTGCTCGTAAATCCATCACGCGGAACTGGACCATTGTAGGAATCAGGAGCGCCTACCATTATATCACCTTTGAATAAATCAACATATTTGAATTGATGAAATAACAAATAGTTTGGCACCATAGAGATACCATCCACCAATGTTTGATAAGCTGAATTGCGCACGCCTATTTCCCAATATTGTCCGCTATCGTTCCAATCAAGTATTATGTAAAACAATTCATCGTCAAGAATTGCTTCGATAGCTTGACTATTCAAGTCAGATACCGCAAGAGAAATCATGGATTAATGATTCCACCAGAACCAATCAATGGAGTCGCAGGAGGCTTATATCCAAGATGTTCTCTAGCAATTTTACGAAATGGATTTTCTCCCTGTTCTGGTGGTTTATCAGCATTGCCACTTTGGCCAGTAGATTTTTCTGATTTGCCTGTCTTGCCTTTGGTATCTGAAGATGCTTTTTGTTCGTCAGGCATATCTGCTTGCTTAAGAGAAACCTTTTTGATATGTCTTAGATCAGCATTGATAGTTAACCAACCGCCATCTTTACCGCTATTGCTGCGAATAATTGACAAACTAGTAAATGCCATATCTTCATATTTGCCTAGACCAGTTATTACAGTTATTGGCTGACGATCTTTGTGCATAGATCGCAACTTGCTAATAGCATCAATAAATTTAGAGGTGCAAGGTGCAAATGAAAAAGCAAATAGTTCACTAGATGAAGATGCTATTGATCCAGTAATGGATAATTCTTCATTGCCTTGAGTAATGTGATCTGATATTTCTTCTCCACCAGTTTCAACAGGATACTTGGTTACATCAGATGGCAGTTTGAGGTTTTCAGATACTAGAACATCAAGAGCAATAACCCCAATTTCACTTTTCTTATTATCCGCAAAGAACATCGAATAGACTGTGCTACCTAAATTAACCGCTTGCCCGCCAAGACCAATTAATCCACTCATTGCGCTGGCGCCTCTGTTCTCGGCGCAGCATTTCTAGCTTGTCTAGCCAGAGCATCTAGTGCTGCTTTAGCCGCATTGTCAAATACTTTAGTTAAAGCACCAGCAGCAGCATCAGGATCAGTGGCATTTATCGTAACATTATTCGTTTGATTAACAGTATTATTTTGATCACCAGTAGTAACTGCTCCTACTCCTGGCGCGGTTTGGCCAGTTACTTGGCCAGGAGTTATTGTTGGCGTTAATGGTTGACCTCCCCAAGTTCCTACTACTCTACCGTATTCATCAACCATTGGCGCATTCATCGCACCAGATATGGCACCAATACCAAGTCCTGCCGCAATAAAAGCAAGAGCGCCTGATATAACTCCCAGACCACCCGCTAATCCAGCAAGAGAAACTAAATTCAGAGCCTCAAGAGAACCAGTTGCAACTACCGCAGCAGTGCCAACTTTAGTTACTGCACCAGCGACACTTGTTATTGCTGTTATAAGACCAAAAAATTTCAATACTCGCCATATAGCAAATCCAGCAGTTAGCGCAATAACAATTAAAAGCATATCTCCAAGTAAGCCGTTTACATCACCAATTGATATTTTGAATTCTTCCAAAGCGCCTTTGAAATCACCTTGAAATAACTTTACCAATCCTCTAAATCCAGCAAAGAAATCATCACTTACAAAAGCCGTCTTGAGATATTTCATTACATCTTCAAAGCTGCCTAGAAAATCCCCAATGAAAGATTTCTTACCTGATACCCAAGAAACAATATCAGTAATGGCTACAACCGCAGCAACTATTCCAGCAGCAAAAGCAAGATTTGCTGCTACGCCTTTCCAAGTAGCTGCTGTCCAAGCTTGCATACCAATAGTAGCTTTGAACAGCATCATTGCTAGCTTAGGACCAAACACCACGCCCAAAGCTATTTCAAGTATCTGTAAAACATTTCCAATACCACCAAGAGCAGTGGTCATTGTAGTTAAGCCTTTAACCACTTGGTCAGTTAGCCAAATGATTCCTTTCGCAACTTGACTGTTAACCGACAACAGTTTCCATAACTGCATCGATAATTGAACAGCGGCATTCCACGCATAATTAAATGCTTCACCTAACTTGCGTGGTCTAGCGGCAAAGTCAGCATTCAATTTAGCTAATGGTTTGCCAAGACCTTCAATTAATACTTTGGCAGTTAGTGTGCCTGCCTTAGCCATTGCTTCTAGTTGTTCTCTGCCATGCTCTCCTAGTTTCAATCCTTCAGCTAACGCATTAACGATATCTGGCGCTTGTTGAGTTAGCATACCAAATTGGCGTCTGCCCATTCTTCCCATTCGGAAAGAACGTTCAAACGTTGCCATAGTAGCTTGAATAGCTTCAGGACTAGCAGCGCTTAAGCGCAATGCCTTAAAGATATTTTCAGTAGTATCAAGTAATTGATCTTGACTTACATTGAGTTCCTTGCTTTCATTAAGAAATTCTTTATATGTTTCTAATGCTTTGGTGTATTCAATACCAGTATTTTGCGCTATTTGAAATAGTCTCTGTTGCGCCGCGCCAATATCATCTCCCGCACGCGCCATTCTAGTCAACTGATAAACTAGAATATTAGCTTCTTTACCGGCATGAACAAGACCATCAGCCAATTCAAATAGTTTAGTAGCAGCAAATACAATTCCGAATAGTTTGCCTAGACCAATACCAATTTCTTTGAGTTTATTGGCTGCTGCCTCGTATTGATTTAATCCCTTTTCATCAACACGAAAATCCAGCAGAGTAGTTAGTTCGCGAACAATAGCCATTACTTACTGCTCCTGGCGCGTTCGATTTCTC